CAAATCGAAGATCTTGTAGATGATGCCATCCAGTATTTCCAAGAGAGACACTTTGATGGTGTAGGACAAACATATCTCAAGTATCAAATCACTCAGGCTGATGTTGATAGAGGAAAGGCAAGACCACCTGGTGCTGCTGCTTTAAGTTCGGGTAGACCATCGGTTGGTATTGCTTCAACTGCGGCAAGTACTAATATTGTAGGAACTGCAACGACGTTCACATATTACGAAAATAGTAATTATCTCCAGATCCCACCCAACGTTATCGGGATCAATAAAGTATTTCAATACGATGATGCTCAATCAATTAGCTCATCGAACATGTTCAGTTTCAAGTATCAACTGTTCCTGAACGATATCTACTATTGGGGTAACACAGATTTGTTGAGTTACTCAATGGCTATGTCGTATTTGGAGTCGATGAACTTCCTTCTGAATACCCATAAACAGATCAGATTCAATCAAAGAAAAGATAGAATGTATCTTGACATTGATTGGAGTAATCTAAGAGTCGGTGAGTTCATCATTATTGATTGTTGGAGAACTGCTGATCCCAACGATTATCCAAGAGTTTACAATGACTCTTTCTTGAAACCATATTTGACATCACTTATCAAAAGACAATGGGGTCAGAATCTGATCAAGTTCCAAGGAGTCAAATTACCTGGTGGTATTGAGTTCAACGGAAGACAATTATATGATGACGCACAGGCAGAACTCGATCGTATACAGGAGAGAATGTTGAGCACATATGAGTTACCACCTCTTGACATGATAGGGTGATGACATATGTTAAATCCCTTTTTTCTTAACGGTACTAGATCCGAACAAAACCTAATCCAAAGTCTGGTCAACGAACAGTTGCAGATGTATGGTGTTGAGGTTCATTACCTTCCAAGACAGTATGCAACAACAAAAACTGTCATAAAAGAGGTCATTCAATCTAACTTTACCGAGGCCTTTCCTTTAGAAGCCTACATCGATAACTATGAAGGTTACACTGGTCAGGGTACCATACTTTCAAAATTTGGAATCGAAAATAGAGATGACCTTCAACTCGTCATCTCGAAAGAAAGATTTGAAAACTATATCTCACCATTAATAGAAAATCTCTCTGGAGTTGAGTTAAGTACACGACCAAAAGAGGGTGACTTAATTTACTTCCCACTTGGAGATAGATTATTTGAGATTAAGTTTGTTGAACATGAACAACCTTTCTATCAACTGAAGAAGACCTACGTTTATGAATTAAGATGTGAACTCTTTAGATATGAAGATGAGGTTATTGATACCGACATCACAGATATTGATGATGAGATCGCACAGATTGGATATATCCAGACATTAAATCTTATTGGTGCTGGTACATCTGCGACAGCAACAGCTTCGGTTTGTCCAGTTGGTGGTGTCAATAAGATCTACATCACAAATATGGGAAGAGGATTTACTGGTCAACCAGTGGTTGGATTCTCATCTGCCCCAACAACTGGAACAACAGCCACAGGTATTGCATCAGTAAATTACACCTATCCTGCATGTGATGGTAAGTCTGGTAGAGTATCTGCAATCAATATCACAAACGCAGGTTGTGGATACACCGTTGCACCTATAATTACTGTTAATGGTGGAAATGGATCTGGTTTTGCTGCTACAGCTGGTATCTCAACAGATGGATCAGTTCAAACCATCACCGTCACCAATGGTGGTTCTGGATACATAACAGCACCAAACGTATCTATCGGTTTGACTTCAGGAACGTATCCACTCTTTAGTTCGACTCAATATAAGTTTAGTAGTGGTCAGAACAAGTTTAGTTCTATGTTCCCAACTCCTTCTAGATATGCAGTTGGAGTTGCAACTATAAGTGCATCTGGTATTGTTACAGCAGTCTACATTCTTGATGGTGGTGAAGGATATGATACTCACCCGATTGTTCACATTGACCCACCTGTTGTTGATAGTACAACAGGTATCGGTGGAACATTTACATTCAATGAAATCGTTACTGGATCAATTTCAGGAACCACTGCAAGAGTCAAGGAATGGAATGGTGTCACTGATGTTATGGAGGTTGGTATTATAGACGGTTCATTTAGAGAGGGTGAGATCTTAACAGGAAGTGAGTCTGGAGCAAAGTATATTGTAGGTGGTATTAATACTGATGATATTGTAACTCCATTCGCCGATAATGATAACATTGAAACAGCCGCAGATGTAATCATAGACTTCTCTCAAACCAATCCATTTGGAATGCCTTGATACAAAACTGTTAAATAATGTTTGAGTATTTTTACAACGAGATCTTTAGATCTGTTATCATTGGTTTTGGATCAATGTTTAACGGTATACAGATCAAACATAAAGATGACTCAGATGACACCACAAGTGTCATCAAGGTTCCTCTTGCCTATGGTCCTACTCAGAAGTTTCTTGCAAGGTTAAATCAGAACCCCGATCTGAATCATCCTACTCAAATGACACTTCCCAGAATGTCATTTGAGTTTACTAATCTTGCTTACGATCCTGCACGTAAGACTACTCAAACACAACAGATGGTAATCACATCTGCTGACGGAACAGAAGAGAGAAAAACTTATCTTCCTGTTCCATATAATATGACGATCACACTTTCAGTTTACACAAAACTGAATGATGACATGTTACAGATCGTTGAACAGATTGTTCCGTATTTCCAACCAGGTTATACACTTCCAATCAAGTTTCTTGGAAACTTTAATGAAGTCAGAAATGTTCCCGTTGTCTTGGACAACATTGACATGTCGGATGAATATGAGGGGAACTTTGATACAAGACGAGCATTACTCTACACATTTACATTCACCGTCAAGACTATGGTCTTCGGACCTCTCAAGGATGTCTCTGGCGATATCGTCAAGAAGGTTTCTATCGGTTACGTTGCTGGTTCCAAGGATGGTAGTAGGTATGAAAGAGACCTTACATATCAGTCCACACCAAGAGCGATCAAAGATTACGATGGTGTAGTTGCAACGTTGTTGGCTGAGAACGTAGATATGAATGAAACGGTGATTGACGTGGATAATGGATCCGCACTCACTGAAGGGTCATATATTTACGTAGATCAGGAGGAGATGTACATTGAGACAATCGCAGATAATAAGATTGTCGTTAGAAGAGCTCAAGATAAGACACCTCTTCAAAATCATGTTCTTGGTACTAAGGTCTTTAATATCAACGCCACCGATAATGCTCAAATTGAACTCGGAGATGACTTCGGGTTTGATGGTTCTGTATTCTGAGGTTGAGTATGGATAAGTATGAAAAGCTCAATGAAACTTTTGATGTTGAACCCATCGAAGTAAAAAAGGAAATCAAAAGTGTCGAAAAACAAATCACAAAATTCGAAAACTCCAACGAAGATATTCGTAAAGACTACGAATATACCAGGGGTAATTTATATTCGATCATTGAAAAAGGACAAGAAGCAATCAACGGTATCTTAGAACTTGCTCAAGAGAGTGAGATGCCTCGTGCATATGAGGTTGCTGGTCAACTTATCAAGAACGTGTCTGATGCCACAGATAAGTTGATGGATCTTCAGAAGAAACTTAAAGATGTAAATGAGGAGAAAGACAAAGGACCTACTAACGTTACAAATAATGCATTGTTTGTTGGGTCAACCGCAGATCTTCAAAAAATGCTCAAGAACGTCAACAAAGATCTAAATACTTAAAAAGATAAGAAATGGCTGCCACTCGTGCTGTTAACATTGTAATCCCACAGGGTGCTGACTTCAGTGAAAGTTTTACTTCAACTGAGTCTGATGGATCTCTGACCAATCTTAATGGATTTAGTGGTGTATCGAAATTAAAAAAATATGCGGGATCACCAACGTCCTTTGACTTTACTGTTGGTATTAACACTACAACTTCAAAGGTGTCAATCGCCATGACGGCTCCTATCACGACACCAATAAAACCAGGAAGATATTACTATGATATTGTTTTAACATCTTCTACTGGAGCTGTATCAAGAATGATCGAAGGTGCTGCAATTGTGACTGCGGGCATTTCTACCTAACGAATTAAGATGAATGACTTTGGAGACTTAGGAGATTTTTTCTCTCTCGTCGGAGATGAGAAAAAGAAAAATGACGAAAAGAATAAAGAATTAATAGGAGAGGTATCACTCGGTGACCTTTTCACAAGTTTGAGTGAAGAAAAAAAGAAGGTAGTAAAAAAACGTAAAAAAAAGGAAGAAGAATTAGAAAAACTTAAAAAAGAAGCAAGGATATTTGAAAATCTATTTTTTGATACACCTCAAAAAGAAATAAACACAAAAGATTGGAAAGACGATTATACACCAATAGAAATTGAAACTGAAGATGTAATAACTCCAGAACCTCTGAAACCATCAGAACCAGTGGTTGAATATGAGGAACTGGAGGAAAGTGTAGACAATAAAACAACTATTGATAAATCATTAGAAATTCTTGATCAGATCGTTGTTGAAGAAGATAAAATAAACGAATCTGAAACAGAAATTGCTCGTCTCAAACGTGAGATGGATCAACTTCGTAAGATGATTAATGAGACTGCCAGAGTTGCAAGTGCTCAGGGTGGTGGTGGAGAAGTTAGATTTCAATACCTTGATGATATCGTAGGTATTGCATCAAATCTGAGTTCTTTTGATGGGATGTATCTGGGTATCGATGCATCTAATAGTTCTCAACCCTTCAAATTTTCCTCTGTTAGTAGCAACACTGGTGCTGGTGGAACTTGGGCTACGTTTGACAGTAATACTGGAGTTACAACAACAAAGAAAGTCAAGATTAATAATGACCTTGAAGTCACTGGTGTTACAACTTCAACTGGTGGATTTGTTGGAAGCTTAACAGGATCTGCTAGTAGTCTGAGTGGTGTATCCTCAAGTTTCCTTCTTGATTACGATAATTTCACTAATACACCCACAATCCCAACAAACAATAACCAGTTGAGTAATGGTGCTGGATATATCACTACATCATTCACTAATACCAATCAACTGACTAATGGTGCTGGATTTGTCACCTTTACCAACAACAATCAGTTAACTAATGGTGCTGGTTACATAACAACCTCATTCACTAACACAAATCAACTTACCAATGGTGCTGGTTTCATTACAAATAATGTAAGTGGAACTCTCACCGCAACATCATTCATCGGTAATGGTAGTGCCCTTACTGGTATTGTCACCACTCTTGTTGCTGGTGATAACATTAATCTTAGTGGTAGCACTGGATCAGTAACTATTACTGGTTTGGCGAGTACTGATAGAATCAATGCAGAAAGTATAGTTGTATCAGGTGTTGCAACTTTCTCTAGTAATGTTACTATTGGTGGCACTCTTACTTATGAAGATGTAACCAATATTGATTCTGTTGGTCTAATAACAGCAAGAAATGGTATTAATGTTTCTTC